ACAGATGGTATTGCTGATAAAGGAGCGCTATTTAGGAGAGTTCATTTAATAGAAATGGGAAGTGATAGATCATGTCAGTATTTTAAATACGATTTTTCAGGAAGTGAACCTCATTGGGTGTCTGATTTTATAGCACCCTATAATACATCCTTGACAGATTTTCTTCCTTATTTTGAGGGAAATTTGAAGCAAAAAGTCGTTTATTGCGCTACTCTAATAAATAGGTTGTTACGAGTACAAGAAAATATAAGAGATGAATTATCATTTACAGACAATGATTTAGAAGAAATTCATAATCTTGTTGAAGATGGCTCTTTTTATGATGCTCAATCTGCGCATTATAAAGATGGAGAAGTCACTTTAATTTTAGATGAAGTTCGTCCTATGTCTTATTGGGAGAATATAACTAATGGAGTTGGTATTCTTTATGAATATATGCAAGGATTTTTCGTAGTAGTTGGAAAAATTCTTGATTCTATGGTACAAGATTTGGTCAAGAGCATTAAATGTTTCTTATCGGGAAACATCACTGAGGCCATTTTTACCATCCCTTCTTGGTTATACGTAGCCGCTATAGTTGGTGTTATATTATTTTTAAAGGATTATTTGACCAATTATGACGAAGCGAAAGAGATAGACAATATAATTTATAAATGGAAAGAGATATCAGTAGATACTAAAAATATCTGGTTTTCTCAAGGAAAACACATAGTCGTAGATAGTGTCAAGAAATCATGTCGATTCTTTCAAATCAATAGTGTAATAAATGGTAACACCGTTACTGAATTTTGTCAAGGATTGGTTAGTGGGAAAAGATGCATTCTTCCGAGTCACGTTTTAGGAGATAATCCTGTATGCAAAGTATATAGAGATTGGGATAGCTATTTGAATAAGGAAATAGAACTAGATGATATACCATTAAAAGTATTAAGATGGTTTCCTTATTATGATACGGTTGTTTGTGAATTTGATAAGATGGTTATACCGCTTTACAAATTATCAAAAGCAGCGTTTTCTAATGGTTGTCAATTTAATGGTGATCTCATGTTTGTTAATTGTTATCATGAGTTAGTTTTACAATCTGTAGGAGGATATAACGCCAACAAAAATGATATTACTGTTAGGTCTCTTAAAGGCACCGTGCTTTTTAAAAAAGATTCGGGGTATGAATACGCTATCACTTCTCAAGGGTTGTGTGGTTCATTTTTAACATCTCCTACGCAGGGAATTGTAGCTATGCACGCTGCAGGAAATACCGACACAGGATTTGCAGTTATGTACCCTAAAACTGTTCGCGATGAGTTAGCGTGTTTAATGCTAAATCAGCGTGAATCTCCTTTTGATATAAGACCGCTTGACAAAGAGTTTTCAGGTACACGATTACAACACGATTTAGGTACATCTCGTCCAATAGAAGAGACGGATTATATTCCTACTCGTTTAAACAGTGATGCTAATCCTGAAATGAGATCTTTGAAGATATCTTTAAATGTCCAAGACAAGAAACCACCTAATTTTAGGAGTGTGGATAACAGTGCTTTTAAAACATTACAAACTTTAAGTGAGAAATCATTCATGCCTGTAGGTACAGTAAATAGAGAAGAATTGGATTTTGCTAGACAAGTTTTAGATTCATTTTTGACAGATTTTGATGATATAGGTTTGCAAGAAGCTATATTTGGAGATGACGAATTAGAGAGATTAAATCCTGATTCCAGTAATGGATATGGATGGAAAGAACGAAAAGAAGATTTATTTGATTTTGAAAATAAAACTATAAGTGAAAAATTTGTCAAAACCATGAATGAGTTTGAGCTAGAATGTGAAACTGATAATTTAAATATTCGTCATATTGTTGCTAGAGAAACATTTAAGGATGAATTAAGAACACAAAAGAAAGTGAATATTCCACGAACTTTTAGGGTTTTACCTGTTCAACATATAGTAGGTACTAAGTTATGCTTAGGAAATTTGATGAAACATATAAGAAAGAATATGTGGACAAACGGAGTTGCAATAGGCCTTAATCCATATAAGGATTGGGATAGATTATATCATCAGTTGGCACAATGTGAGGGAGTTTTTGATATCGATTTTGGAAAATGGGACGGTAAAGTACATCCTTTATTGCAAGATTTAGTGGGAGATACTGTATTTGCTCGATACCGAGGAAAACATAAAGCTATGTTAAGGGTAATTTTAGATAGTATAGTACGAGGATATGTATTAGTAGGAGATGCTTTATACACTACCACTCATTCTTTACCATCAGGAACTTGGGTCACTGCCTTATTTAATTCTTTAATAAACAAATGTTTGTCAGCTATGTGCTTGTACAGAGCTATGAAGAAAGATGGGAAAATTCCCACAGTAGAGGATTTTATGAAGTTGTGTGATTGGGCCATGGGAGATGATAAAGCTTGTGGAGCACCCAAAGGTTATACTCAATATTTTAATGCCATAACTATGAAAGATATAGCTACTGATTTAGGTATGGAATGTACAGATGGGTGTAAGAACCCTATAACTGAGCCTTTTGTTTCTTTTTCTAACATGGTATTTTTAAAACGTAATTTCGTTTACGACAAGAGTATGGATAAAATTATGTGTCCTCTATCCGTTGAAACAATTTTGAATAGTTTAGGATGGTACGACAAGAAGAAAGATTTAGACGTAGTTATGTCAGGTAAAGCGATTGCAGCACAAATAGAAGGGTTTATTCATAGTCCAAAGTTTCGTGATCAATTGTACAATATATGCAAGAAAGAATTTCCTCTAACTTCATATATGCCTGATGAACGCATTCGTGAAATATTGAATGCAGAGGAAGGTTATCAAAAAGTTATGAAACTTTTGGATAAATTTACCGTTCCTACTTCCAACTCAAATTAAAATTTGATTACAAGAGTGTAAGTGATAGGTTAAATACTTATTGCTATATGGTAGCCCACAACTTTCACTCTTTTCATTAATAGCATGGATCCTTATTGATAATAGAAGGATTTAGAATTTATATTATCACTCAATTATTAGAAAATATAGATAAAGAATTTTTAGAAAAGAGTAGAAAAGACATTGATATTACACAACAAAGTGTGACTTCAGCTGTTGCTTCTATTCACACCAGAGAGATACAAAATATAGATAGTATTAATAATATGCTTTTTACTAGAGTAGATATTCCAGATGCTTATAAATTAGATTTGTCTCCATTTGTAGAAAGAACATTTTTAGTAGATACAGTAGAATTTTCAACTTCAACTGCTAGATATCAAAATATCACATCAAGTATTAAACAACTTCCTGGTGATGTTTTTAGATCTAACCCGTCATTATTAGCAGCAACTAAAATTGCTTCATATTATAGAGCAGACCTTATGTTGAACATATCAATGGCAGGTACTATTGCTCATTCTGGATGCGTATTAGCAGGTGTAATACCACCGGCACCTTTGCCGTTGAATGGTGATCCTCACCAGCACCTCATTAACACTATTTTGTCAGGTCCTCATGCCTTTCTGTTTGCTAATGAAGCTACTTCTGTGACTCTTGGAGTACCGTGGTATTGCAACACCGATTTAGCTACATTGGATATGGAAGTGTCTGATACTTATAAACCTTCAATTGATATAGTTCCTGTGAATGGTAATTATGCCACTTTAGTTTTGTTAGTTTTGAACCCATTGACAGCTTCTTCAGGTGCTTCTACAGCAGTATCTATTGTTATAGAAGCGTGTTTTAAGGCTTTAGATGTTAGCGTGCCTACCCCAAGATATGTTTCATGGATTGCTCAAGGCCTCTTAGGAGACGTTGTTTCAGGAATATCAGGATTAGGAACGCGATTATTAGATCAAACAGCTACTGGTCTTAAAGAAGTTAGTAGTGATGCTATAGACGGAGCAAGACAAATGATTAAAGGATGGACTGGATTACATAATCCGAACGATCCTCGCATTAGTCAGAGAATTATTACAACAGAAAGAAATTTCGGTAACACTGTAGATTCTGCTCAGTTCTTTGAGAAATTAGATCCGCACACTACGTATGATAGGGTAGTCAAACAACCTTTGTTCGGAACTGACATTGATGAGATGAGAATTTCTCATATTGTGGCAAAGAAACAACTTATTGGCACAATTTCTATAAATACAGGTGATCCCGTTGGTAAAAATATTTGGTCTCGACCAATTTCTCCTTATCAAGGAAGTCTAGATACTACCAAACCTATAATTGCTAACAATATCGAGCTTTTACACCGGATTTCCAGAGCTTGGAGAGGTGGTTTAAGATTACATATACAATCTGTTATGAACAATAAACAACAAATTAAGTTGAGAGTGTTGAAGATGTATAATCCTTCTATTAAAATTATTGATTCATATCCTAATTATAGTTCCATTGTTAATGCACCATCAGATATGTTGGAATTTACTCAGGGAGGACAGGAGCATGTTATCGATTTACCATATATTTGTAGAAATGATATATGTCCATGTTCTAGAGATATGTCCTTTGAAGGATTGTTTCACGGCATGTATTATATATATATTGCTCAATTTTTAACTATAGCTGATGGATCACCTACAACAGCAGAGTTTAACATTTATTTATCAGGAAAAGAAGATTTAACTTTTTATGGATATGCTACTGAAACTCAAGCGTTATATGGTTTTCCAGATTTTAGACCATCTCAATCTGAAGTAGAGCGATTTGCTTTAGCATTAACCAATGATACGACGCAAGATCATAATATAGTTGTTCCTAAATTGCGCACTGATCCTGGTTTGAGATATAATCGATCAAGAAATAGATGGACAGATCCTAGAAATAAGAAGAGATCAACAAAGGTAAGATTTGGTACGATTAAAGAAGAAGAACAAGAAACAGAACATCCTGAACTTGTTGAGGAAAGTAATACCTTTGAAGCTCAATCTTTTTCACATTCTATCGATTTAACTCACGTCATTAACGATTGGAAATTTAGCGATACACGATCTAATAAGTCGAAATTTAATAAGCATAAAAAGGGTACTAAGCAAGATATTAAGAAACCTAAGCGATTCCAGATTTCTTGCTTATGGGAATGTGTAGCTCAATCTTTGGAAGTTATGAATGCACCTCAACATCAGGATTCATCAGATATGGAAAAAGATAGAGTTGTTGATTTTAATCACTTAGATAGGCTTAAACCTAATTATGACTTACGTTCTTATATACGAAGAATGTATAAAGTTTTAGGAACTTCACGTAAATTGGACCCTTCTGCTTCAGAAACCATCGTAGTACCCTTGGCTACTATCGCAGGAGAAGATAATGTAGTAAATTACATAACTGCTTCACCTTTAACTGCAATATCTTCTATGTTTTATGGTAAAACTTTGGGATTTAAGTTTAAGCTTAAGACTACTGTTTTAGGTGATGTTGCTACGCCAAATTATATAGCCCAAATTTATTATTTACCACCTAATATGTATTGGGATATTTCTTCACATACTACATTAGGATCTAAACCTTCTACTTTACCTATAGATCCAGATCCTTTTCAATCAACCCCTGCTGTATTTCCTTTACCTTTACAAGTAACGCCTGTACAGTCTAATGAGGTAGATGGTTCATTTTTATATGAGTTTTCTATCCCGGATGTAACGTATTTTAAATTTATGGGTTCTCCTAATAAATTGGTAGATGCGTTTACTCCCACTACTCCTTTGGCTACACAGAATTTTGGTCACATAATAATAAATTTGATTAATTCTTCTGTTTCACCTGTTAAAATAGGAGTGCAATTATATTCAGGTTATACTGATGAATCCCGACTAGGGTTTCATTCAATTGCTCCTCTTATATTGCCCTTGGTTTGGAAACCCGAACCGACAGACCCTGATTATATGCAAACTTTGTATCAGGGAAATCCCGAATCCAACACTAAGCCACCGCCAGCTGCAGTGTATCCTTCTATGTATAGAGGTGGATTTTTATAAAATATCACGGCGAAGAACCTTCTTGTAGGAAGTAAACCACACGGACCGAAATCCCTATATCGATAAATGTAGGGTGTCTAAATATTTACATTTATTTGATATAGGTCTGTGGAC